AAATATAAATGGTGCAACAAATGAAGCAATATTACCAGCATTAACAGGAACTTACAGTCTTAAGTTTAGAGATTTAGGTGGTAGATTTTCAGTAACAGAGGCAAAAGTTGAGCTTGCATTGCCTGAAATGGCAGATGAATTATTAGTAAAAAGTCAAAGAGAACAGACATCTTTTAGCGGCAATAAAACAAATGTCACTGTCAGTTCTGGTACTTTACAACTTTCAGATCCAGCCTCAAACTTAACTGGAACCTATGAATTTGCATCTACTTTAGATTTTACTCATGTATATCAAAACATAAGATTAAAAAGACATATTATTAGTGAGGGGTTCTTAGTATCAGATTTATTTGATTCAATTCCTGATTTAGATGCAAGAGGTAATTTTGACGGTGTTGGTAGTGATCGTTTGAAAAGTAGAGTACAAGTTTTAACATCACAAGATAATTCAAGTTTTACTACAGAGCAAAATTTAATAAATGGATCTTTTAGTGCAAGAGCTTTTAAATTTATAGGAAATCTTATTTCTCTAGATGTTAATGAAAATATAAAATTCACAGAATTAGGTTTTGATGCTTTCTTGCCATCAAGAACTGAAAATAAATATCAATCTGGTGGTAACATTATTTCAACTCCTTTACAATCAGGAACTTCATCAAGTGGTTTAGCAGTTGTATTTGGTAAACCATTTTTTACAGGTACAAGTGATATAGGTGGATCAACTACTGCATTCTTACCATCTATTTCTATCTCGCCAGAAAATGCTCCATCAGGTTCTTTCTATGAGTTAAGTGCTATTTCTAGAACAGGCTTTACAATAGTATTTAAAAACTCATCAAATGCAGTCATTGATGTGAAATTTACATTCCAAGCGTTAGGATATGGAAAGGGGGCTTAATTAAATGGCAAGAGTTAATTCAATTGGAAAAGAATCTGGCAGTAATTTTTCACCTGATAATGGTACTGGTTCTGCTGTAAGAACTGCGATGAAAGATATATTTGAATCATTAAGGACAGTTAATAGTGCATCAGGAGATCCGTCAGGTGCGGCTAACTTAGCTGCATATCAATTACATATTGACAGTGATACTGATACTTTAAAAATAAGAAATGGTGCTAATTCTGGTTTTGTTTCTTTAGGTAATGTAAGTCAAACTAACTTTGGTTTTTTATCAGCATCAGGAGGCACGCTGACTGGAGTACTAGCTGCCTCTGCTGGATCTGCCTCTGCTCCAGCCTTGCATTTTGGAGATAGCACTACAGGTTTATTTAAAAAAGCTACTAATCAAATTGGTTTATCTTTTTCACAGACTGAAACTACATTTTTTGACCAAAACGGTATAACCTTAAATAACCAAAAAGAATTAAGGTTATCAGAGCCAACAAGTGCAGGTTCTGAATATGTAGGATTTAAAGCACCAGATACTTTAGCTGGCAATGTAGTTTGGAAACTTCCAAATGCTGATACGACTGTTTCTGGATATGCTCTTGTCTCTGACGGAAGTGGTAACTTAAGTTGGGGTGTTGCTGGTAGTAATGCAGTAAGTAATCGAAATAAAATTATTAACGGTGCAAGTCAAATTGCTCAAAGACTTACAAATTTATCGTCAAGTGTTACAGGTATTACCAATGTAAACGCTTGTAAAACTGTAGACAGATGGAAGGTTAACAAATCTTCTGGTTCTGGAACAGTTACTATGAGCCAAAGCACAGACGCACCTACTGATAATGGATTTGCTTTTTCTACAAAATATGAAATTACAACAGCGGCAACTGATTTAAGTTCTGGAAAGTATTTTATACACGTTCAAAGATTAGAGGGACAAGATTTACAAAACTTTTGTAAGGGTACATCAAATGCAAAAAAATTCTCTTTGTCTTTTTTTGTTAAAACAAATAAAACTGGAACATACAATGTTGAACTGCACGATCAAGATAATACAAGACATTGTGTTCAATCTTATACAGTTTCAAACACTAATTGGAATAAATACACCTTAACTTTTCCAGCAGATACAACAGGTGCTTTTGATAATGATAAAAATGCTTCACTTGATCTTAATTTTTGGTTAGCAGGAGATTCAAGCACTTTTGGTAGTGGGACAAGAGCTACTACTTGGGCTGCTTTTGCTCAAGGCAATAGAGCAGTAGGTAACGTAAATCTTTCTGATAGCACGTCAAATGAGTGGTATATTACGGGTGTGCAGTTAGAGGTTGGAGACGTGAGTACTGATTATGAATTTAAAACTTTTCATCAAGAATTATATTTGTGTCAGCGTTATTATTATGTTTATATGCCACAAAATTCAAATAGTCAAAATTTAGGAATTGGAGCTTACACGGGAAGTGGAAATCAATTTGAAATTTCTATAAGACACCCAGTTGTTATGAGAGCATTTCCTACTTATGAAGAATCAGGTGGCACAAACTTTTTTGCTAATTTTGTTGCTATAGGTGGCAATGCGACTGTTACTTATGATGGTTTTACCAATGACCAATTAAATGATCGT